CCGGACGCGCTGCGGATCCGGTTCTTCAACCGGGACGCCGACTATCGCGAGGACGAGCGCGTCGTCTACGACGACGGCTTCAACGAGGCGAACGCGACGACCTTTCAGGTGATCGATCTCCCCGGCCAGACGAACCCGGACAACGTCTACAAGCTCGGGCGGCACTACATTGCCTCGGCGCGCCTCCGGCCGGAGATCTTCACGTTCGAGGTGGACATCGAGCACCTCGTCGCGCTGCGCGGCGACTTGTGCAGGCTCACGCACGACGTGCCGGGGATCGGCCAGATGTCCGGGCGCGTCGTCTCGCGCTCGGGGACGACGGTCGTTCTCGACGAGCCGGTGACGCGCGAGGCGGGCAAGGTCTACACTCTACGGACCCGCGTGACGACGACCGGCGCAACGCTCGTGCGGACAGTGGCCGCGGTCGCGACAACTGTCACAAGCAGCACTATAACTGTCAACAATGGAGCTTCGATTATCACGGGGGATCTCTACCAGTTCGGCGAGCAGAACATCGAGAGCCTCGAGGTGCTGGTCGCCGCGATCGAATACATCGACGACCTCGCGGCGACCGTGACGTGCGTCCCCTACTCCCCGGCGATCTATAACGCGGCGACGACGATCCCGGCTTACACGACCGCGCTCTCCGCGCCGGTCTCGGCCTCGTTCACCGGACCACCGATCCCGACGATCTCGCAAGTGGTCTCGGACGAGACCGCGCTGCAAGTCACCTCGAGCGGCGCGGTCGTGCCCTCGATCTTCCTCTATGTGCAGCCCGGCAAGACCGCCAAGGCGAACGACGGCACCGTGACCCGGACCGCGTTTTTCCAAGCGCGCTTTCGCAGATCCGGCTCGTCGGATCCGTTTACATATATGCCCTACAGCGCGGTCGACACTCCCTACGTCCAGATCTTCCCGGTCGAGAGCGGCGGATCCTACGACATCGGCGTTCGCGCGATCGGGCCGGACGAGGCGACGACGAGCATCTTCGCCGACATCGCGAACCACCAAGTCATCGGCGCGAGCGCCAAGCCTCCGCAGGTCGACACCTTCTCGCTCAACACGATCGGGGAGCATACCTACGTCGAATGGACCTACCCGTCGATCGCGGTCGACGTGATCGGCTACGAGATCCGCTACTCGGCCAACCAGAATAACACCGCATGGACCTCGATGACGATCCTCTCGGACGCGGTCCCGCGCGAGGCGCGCTCGTTCACCGTGCCGAGCCGGTCGGGATCCTATGGCATCAAGGCGATCGACGTCCTACAGAACCGCTCGGTCTTGGCGACGTTCATCAACGCCTCGCTCGAGGATCCGGCCGCGCAGAACGTGATCGAGACGCTCACGCAAGAGCCGAGCTGGCCGGGGACGACGACAGGCGTCGATCGGAACGGGAGCATCATCCAGCTCACCAGCCAAAACTACATGGCAAGCTGGACGACGCTCGCGTCGGTTCCGATCATCGGCTTCACGGTCGGGACGGGATACGAGGAGACGGGCTTCTATGAGTTCGGGGAGACGGATCTCGGGGAGGTCTACTCCTCGCGCGTGATCGTCGACGCCGTGGTCTCGACCTCCGGCGGGCTCTCGACTATGGCGGGCTGGATCACGCTCGCGGGCCTCGCCGACATGGCAGGGGACGACACCGGCGACGAGGTGACGGTCGAGCTGCAAGTAAACTACTCGATCGTCGACAGCGCGACGCCGGTTTATCAGGGCTGGCGGCGTTTCGTCGTCGGGGATTACACGGCGCGCCACCTCAAATTCCGCGCGGTTCTCGCGACCCGGTTCTCGACGATCACGCCGACGATCAGCGGCTTGACCGCCGTCATCGACATGCCGGATCGCGTCGATTATGGGAACGACCTCCTCACCGGCGCGGGCACTTACTCGGTCGCCTTCTCCCCGTGGTTCAAGGCGCTCCGATCTGTTACTATCGCCGCGCAGGATATGGCGACGGGCGATTATTACACGATTTCGAGCAAGACGCGCACCGGCTTCGATGTTACATTCCGCAACAGCGCCGGGACCGCGATCAGTCGATCCTTCGACTATCAGGCGATCGGCTACGGCAGAGAGAGGGCTACCTAATGGCGCAGTATAGCTTCGGGACGATCGACCCGAACACCAAGAGCGGGACCGCGCTCGCGACAGATCTGAACTCGTGGCGGGACGCCGTCAACTCGACGCACTCGGGATCGACCGCGCCGAGCTACGTCACGAGCTCGATGCTCTGGTCGGACACGACCTCGGCGAACTTCGAGCTCAAGATGTATGACGGCGCGCAATGGATCCCGGTCGCCGTCCTCGATGCGACGAACAACGTCGCGCGCGTCGCGGTGGACAGCGCGGAGACGAGCTACATCACCTCGACGACCGCAGGGCAGATCCGCCATGTGATCGCGAACACGACCGTCGCGACGATGCGGTCCACCGGCTTGCAGTTCAACATCGCCTCGCCGGTGATCTCGGACAGCAACGCGAACGAGCTGCTCTCCTTCCAGACGGTCGCGAGCGCGGTTAATCACGTCGACATAACGAACGCCGCGACCGGACAGCGCCCGGTCATCGCGTCGGTTGGGGGCGACACCAATATCGACTTGGTCTTGACGGCCAAGGGGACGGGCGTCGTCTACGCCTTGTCGGAGACGGCCGCGACGAACACCGTGATCGATGTCGCGCGCCTCGAGAGCCGCAGCACCGGGACACCGGCGACGGGCATCGGTGCGGGCCTCCTGTTTGCGGTCGAGACGGCCGCAAACAACTTCGAGATCGGGGCGCGCATCGAGGCGATCACGACCGACGTCACGGCGACCTCGGAGGACTTCGACCTCTCGTTCAAGGTCATGGCAGCGGGCGCGGCAGCGACCGAGGTGATGCGGATCCGTTCGACCGGCGTCGTCGATGTCGACGCGCTATCGATCGCGAACGTGACCGTCACCTCGACGGCGGCGGAACTGAACATCCTCGACGGCGTAACCTCGACGGCGGCGGAACTGAACATCCTCGACGGCGTGACGGCGACCACAGCCGAGATCAACTATCTCGACATCACAACTCTCGGCACCTCGCAGGCGTCGAAGGTGGTGACAGCGGCGGCTGACGGGTCGGTCAGAATGGCCGACGCAGTCACGACCACCGCCGACAACGACGGCACTCTTACGACAGGCACCTACACTCCGACGCCGCTCGGCGGGAACATGAAGCGGATCGTGAACGGGGGCGCGTTCACTCTGGCCGCGCCGACTTTGGCCGGGGATTACACGTTGGTGATCCAGATCACGAACACGACGGGCGCGGGGGCGATCACGCTCTCTGGGTTTAACCGCAGCGTGGGAAGCGCGTTCACGACGACGGTCGGGGATGACTTCATGGTCTTTATCACCAAGTGCAACGATTTCGAGCTGGCAAACGTGGTGGCGCTGCAATGAGCTTTCCTCTGATGCCCACGTTCAACCCGTTTTATATTGTCTCCGGCTCGTTCACCGGGGGGGACGGCACCTCTTTTGTGGTCCCTCAAGGCATAACGTCGCTCTCGGTGACGCTAAGCGGAGCCAGAGGCGGGGGTGGCGGAGGCAACACTCAACCGGGCGGCAGCGGCGGACGCGGCGCGCTCGTTACGCAGGCCGCCCTTGCCGTAACTCCGGGGGAGACGCTCACCATATCAGGCGGCGTCGGCGGCACCGCCGGGACGAACGGGACGCAAAACAGCACCGTTTCTGGCGGAGCCGGAACTCAGTTGCTACTCAGACGTGGCGGAACGACCCTGATGTCTGCAAACGGCGGTGGCGGCGGTGGGCGAGCCACCTCAGGTCAAGGTGACGACGCAGCCGGATCCGCCGGGACTAACAGCGGAACAGGAACGGGCGGCACCGTGACATCGGGCGGCGGCACTGCCACCGGAGGTGGGGCAGGCAGAAACGACCCATTTATGTCACCAACCGCAGGCGGCGCGGGTTCCGTCTCAATCACATACACTGGGCCGATTTACTAAGAGAGGATCAGCGACATGCTTAACTTGAAAGAGAACGGAATCGTCATCCAGACCGTCCAGCCCGGCGCGTGGTTTACCTTGCCCAACGGGGATGTCGTGTCTCCGGCCTATGCGGGCTGGGAGAGCGGGGATTTCGCTCTCGTCGAGGCTCCACCCGCGCCGCCGGTTCCGCCGACCAGAGAGGAGCAAGAACTCAACCGGAGGCTCGCCTACACCGCAGAGGCTGACCCCCTGTTCTTCATGTCCCAGCGCGGCGAGGCAACGGTCGCCGAATGGGAGGCCAAGGTCGCCGAGATCAAGGCGCGCTATCCCTATCCGGAGGCGTGATCCATGACACCGGAAACGCTTTGGAGCCTCGTTCTCAGCGGCGCGCTCGGCCTCGTCGGCTGGATCCTCAAGTCGCACGTCGACGAGCTTAAACGCTTGCAGATCCTCCTCAACAGGACGCGCGAGGAGGTGGCGCGGGACTATGTGACGCGCGCCGACGTGCACGCCGACATCAACCGCGTTCTCGTCCGGCTCGACAACCTCGACAAGAAGATCGACGAGCTGATGCGGAGCTTGGCAAAATGAGGCTCGCGGTCCTTCTCTTGGTCGCGGGCTGCGGACCCGTCACCGTCTCCTCGGTGGCCTACACCACCGCTTGCCCAAAGGGAGACGCGCAATGCGAGATCCGGCAGAACGCAGAGACGCTCTACTACATGGCAATGCCGGACGCAGCGAACGAGCTGCTCTGCTCGGGCGATACGCGCGACGTCATGGGGGCGCTCTGCTCGGTCTACTGATGGCCTTGCCGGTGGCCGCGCAGGTCACCGGCGACCTCAACACCAACAGCGGCAACAACGACAGCACGATCGGCTCGAACAACAACGAGAGCACGACGAACTATAACGGCGCTGGGAGCGCACCGTTCTCGACGCCGGTTCCGACGGCCGCAGCTCCGACGGTCATGGGCGGGGGCGGGAACGATAGCTGCTTGATCCCTCGACAGAACGCTTTCCAGATCTCGATCTTCGGGCGCGCCGAGGGCAGCATGGAGCAAGACCCAGAATGTAACCGGCGCAAGGACGCGCGGCTCCTCGGCACGCCGCAAGAAGCGGGCGGGCTCGGCCTACAGGTCTCCGGGATCTCGATCATGTGCTACAGCCCGGAGGTCTTCCGCGCGATGGCCCTCGCGAGCACGCCGTGCCCGATCTACTCGATCGAGACCGGGAAGCTCCTCGTCGGGCGCGAGGCATACATGGCGATGCGTTCCCAGCCCTCGATTTATGTGATAGGATACGAGCGCGACCCGACCTTCTGGGACGCTTTCCTTATGATGGGCGAGGAGCTCCCAGATGTCCTACCTCAAGAGAATAGCGGTCCTCTTTTGTCTGAACGCTTCCGCCGTTCACGCAGACCAGACGATGCAGAACCTACAGGGATCGGCGCAGGCAATCCTTGACCAGCTCTCCGCTTCGCAGGATCTCGCCGTCGGCGCGGTCTACAGCGCAGGACAGGGCGACATCCTCGCGACCGGCGTGATGCAGGACGCCGCGATCTCGGATCAGATGGTCGCGAATTACAACGGCGCGCTGCAAGCGGTGCTCGACGCGAACTACTACACCTCGCAGATGCTGTTCGAGGACGAGCACGAGGAGGCGATGGCGAACCTCGACACGGCCGTCGATAATCTGGTCGCGGCGTCGCTCGTCCTGATGGAGGTGCAAGCGGTCGCGAACATGGCCGCGAACGCCGACACCGTGCAAGAACAGCTCGTCGCGCAGGCCGCGCTCGAGACGACGGACATGTCGATCAGCACCGCCGACGTCTCGGCCTACAACACCGCCCTCGGCGCGGTGCAGACCTACGCTCGGGACGCGGGCGCGTTCCTCGCTGCGTCGCGGAACACCTCGCTCACCGGCGCGACCGACACCTTCGCGGCCAACAGCGGGACGAGCCTCTACGGCGCGAACGTGGCCTACAGCGCGACGGCCGACATCATCAACATCTCGGCCGGGCAAGCCTTTGGGGTCGGCTTCCAAGGCTTCCTCTCGTCGAACGTCGTGACGCTCGATGAGGTCTACGCCGCAGGCTATGGCTCTTGAGCGAGGGCGAGGCGACATCGCTCAAGATCGCGGGCTTCGACGTTAAGGGCTGGTGGGTCGCTGCGGCGCTCCCGGTCCTTAGCGGCTTGAGCGGCGCGATTTACGTCGGCTATGACACGGTCAACCGGTTCTGGGCGGTCGAGGAGAGCGTCGAGGGCGTGCTGGGCGTCGAGAGCCGCGTCCAGACCCTCGAGCAGGCGATCCAAGACAACGACGTGCGCGGGCTCGCTCC